AAATTACAGGTAGTATTCTCTCGCAACGTTCTCTTGGAAGAGTGGAAACCGCTGGTCAAGAACGATCTTCACCGACAGATCTTCAAGACTCTTGAAGTCTCCTGCATGTGGTCGGTCGAAGCTCTGCACATTGAGGAGCTACAACAGTTCCCCCCAGGGTATCTGGACATGCGGGTGTTTCTGAACCCCCACTTGAGGAGAGTCACCTGTTCCGGCGACCCCATGCAGAATCCCTGGACGAGCGGCGGAATGTCCAGTCCTTTGGACCGGCAGACGAACCAGCTCTTGGCCATCAAATTCGCGTGGGGGCCCTATTTACTAACGTCGTACAGACTCAGCCAGGCCGTCGCCCATGTCATTGGGGTGGACACTCGTTCCGCTGTCGGAGGTTCCATCCGATTGAAACGCGAGATCAACCCCAATCTACCCACAATTCAGGCTCGTGAAGACAAGGCTACCGGAGCTCACATGAGAGCAGGCATGATGACCATTAATTCATGCACAGGAGTGGACATCAAAGGCCCGTATCAGATTATCATCGATAAGGCCGCTCTCAACAAAATTTCGAGAGAGGGATGCCTCACTGCCCTCACTCGCGGCAATTCCGACGTGTTTCTGGTTCCCGAAATCGGCTTCAACCTTCGTGACTTACATGCTCACCCCATCTGGGGACGAGCTCTCAGAGGTGAGACTATCAGCTGGCAGAACTTCCGGGGAGCTCCCGATGAGGTGTGTTATGCATCCATCGATCTCCGATCAATCAGAGCTGGCCACACAACGGACTCTGCTAAACTGGCATCTCTGCCCCCCGGATACCGAGCCATTATAGAGATCATTAATGAGCCCGAGACGTTCGAACCAAAGTCCGAAGAAGTCCTCCCGGAAGAACCCACGCCCGCCACTCATCTGTCAGCAGGATTCGAACCCTCCTGTTCCCACCTTCTCGAAATCCTCCGCAGCAAAGAAGAGATGGAATTTCAGTTCCGCGGGGTCACTTCGTCCCAAGTTCGAGACTTGGACGGCGCAAACCCGATCTCTCATGTCTTCGCAAAGCAAGACAACAAGGATGAGACCCTGGTACCAGCCGCTGTAGACAAGCGGATGCGATTCCGTTCACTCGAGGAGAACCTGGACCACTGCTCGAAGAGGGAGAAACTAGGTTCGATGCTGCTGGGATACTTCCTGGACACCTTCGACCTCGACGAAGCCGAACCAGTCACTGAAGAAGATCTGCAACGCCATTATTCTGGACTCGTGGAAAAGAAGATGGAGAGACCCGCCGCTCAACTCGAAGCCAATGTCAATCGAACCGACCCTGACCAGAGTGAGTTCTTAGCCAAGATCTTCGCCAAGTCCCAAGTCAAGAGCAAGAGGACTACCGTTCTCTCGGCCCCCCTGGAAGACGAAGGAGAATGGTGGCTGTCCGATGATGTCGCTCAAGTGAAGCCCGGGCAGACTCTCGCCCTCTTCCAAGATCAGATCCTCTTGTCCATGGGAGCTGCGATGAGGGAAATGCACGAATACATGTCCGCTGCTCTCCCCAGCCACGCG